TATTTTACTTGCTGCGCCTGAAATCATTCCGTCTACAATTTTAGTAGCATTCTGCCCTACGATTGCGCTTTCAGCGTATGACCAATCTGAAGGTGCAATAGGGAACAACTTGTTCTCTTTTGCATATAGGGCCAACAACTTTTGCAACTCATCTGCACGAATTTCTCGTTTTGCAATAATTGACTGTGCTTCTTTAGAAGGAATCATTCTATTGACAAGAGCAAATTTATCTTTTACATATGCTAATCCATCAGTCTTATCATATATATCAAATTGTGCTAGGTATCTCTTTCCCTCACGGCTAGTTACCCAAGACTTAATTGCTGTAGTTGGCGGATTAGAAAGAATAAAATCTATCAGTTTATCTCCACGTAAGAAGTTATTACTTACGTGTTGCAGTTCGTCAAAGTATAATGGATTGGTAATATCAATAGGCATATTAGGTACTTTGCTCGCAATAATAGCCTGACGATTTCCTACAGATAACTCGCCCAAGAATGTCTGTTCTAAGGTGTTAGTGTTATCTACCTCAGCACGTACCGCTCTTGAGAAGTTATTGCCAGTCTCATCATCAAAAAATGATGTGACTTTAACATATTGTCCATTAAATACTCTATAGTTATCTTTTTTGCCATAGTAGCGTTTTTTAAATGCTGCGCTACGACCAAATACTTCTGCCTGCTCTTCAAGTAATTCAGCATTCTCTTTAATTACATTATCGATGTCATCATATGCTTTTGTTAAAGTATCGTCAACATCTTTAAGCACTTTACCATTTGTAGCCATCTTGGCTAGTGCAGTATTATATTTAGATAAACCAATTTTAGCAGCATCTAACTGAGGCTGTACTTTCTTTAAAGTAGCAGCAGATGCATTCTTCTCTATATATTCAATCTTGCGCTTTAAAGAAGGAGCATTTGCTACCTTAGGTACCTTGCCCAAAGGTGCAGCCATGTCAATTAAATCTAGTTCCGCATTATCTAGTAACTCATCAACTGCATTTAAGTACTTCTTTAGTTTCTTTAAGTTATGTTGTTTTGCTACAGGAGAAACTTTTCCAGTTACCATATCATCAATGGCTGCGGTTAACTCATCTTTTTGTGCAATTAATAAACTTATGCTTTTTTGTTTTGCAGTTACGGCTTTATTGATTGCTTTAAGGTCTTTTGCATTTACACCTTTTGCCGCTATATCTCTAGTAAAGTTAAATGTATTTTTTGTAGCATTTCTTAATGCAGTAGTACCAATTCTTACGGCAGCACCAGGCCCAAGGGCAATAGCAGCACTAATCATAGGCTCTGCAATAGATTGCTTAATAATGAACATAGGACGAGCAAGTGCATTAAATGTCCATAGACGAGTTAATGATTCGTATGTAGTAGCAATAGTATTTTTAGGAGTAACCAGTGCTCCTCTGATACCAGTTTTTGCTGTATTTACAAACTCACGCTCAATTAAATCCCAAGGAGTAAACAAATAAGACTCAGCCATTTGGCGAGTTGTTTCAATATTAGTTTGATTCATTGTACCGTCGGCATTGAATGAATAACCATTCTTTTCAAAGACTCGTTTATTGGTTGATACATTAGAACGCATAGCGGCAATTTGCGCTCTTAGTTCTGCTTCTGTAAAATGACCATGTTTATAGGCAACAATTCTACCTAGTTGCTCATCAATTTCTTCTAAAACTTTATATCGGTCTTGTGGAGACTTGGCTTTAATTAAAGCATCTTCCATCTCACGACGAACATCTCCTGCTTTCCTAAATACATTAGGAGAAGTCATGATTTTAGCATTGCCATCTTTAAATACTGGCATATTATCAATAAAAGCATTTAACTCAACACGTGCATCAAATGGACGCATACCTGATAAGGTTACATAACGTAATGGTTTTAGTCCGCTAACAGCATTTCTAAATTTAATTAGATTTACAGTAGGAGCACCTACTTTAGAACCTAATCTTAAAGATAGAACTTCACCAAGAGCATCTGCTGAACCTTTGCCAGTAAACTCATCATATCTAGTTAATGATTTACCAAGACGTACTGCTGATTCTGCTTTACCATATGCATTTGCTGCAAATTTAACTTCGGCAGGGAAATAATCAACCTTACCAAGATTTCTAAGTTGCTCTGACTCATCAAAGAATACCCTACGGATTTCTTCCATTCTAGGGTCTTTAGCAATTGCGCTATCAAAGGCCTTCTTAAGACGTGGAACAGCAGCACCATCTGGATTGTAGATATTACCATCTAGAATGTATCTGTTCTTTAATTGAGTTGCGACATCTGCAACATCGAATAAATCATCAGCATTAGTCTCAGCAAGCCTGCCAAGAGCAGCCATATCTCCTTTGTCAGCAAGAATAAAATCTCTTGCTATTTCAGGATTCTTTACATTTACTAATACAGATGATAGTCTTTCGTTATTGCTATACAACTGTACAATGTCGTCAATTTCGCTTAGGCTAGTACTTTCGGCAAGTTGTAGCATGTGATTGCCTGCAACTGTTTGCCTTCCAGCAGCACCATTACTATTAGCATATTGAATACCGGTATCAATATCTGCTTTAAACTCAGCAATTGTTTTTTCTTTGGTATAGATACCAGTTGTTTTTAAGCCAGTCTTTCCAACTTTGCCAACTAACCTTGCTGCAGTACCGATACCTTTGTTACCAACAAAAAAATCAAGAGTACCTGTATAATATCTACCTACTACGTTTTCTGAAAAATTCTTTTGGATACTTTCGTCATCCCATAAGTCAATCTCATCTAACTTAATTCCACCTAGGCCTAGCCATGCTCTATTAGCATTACCTAAGATTGGTGTTATGTTTACAAGACTTGACTTTGTTAAAGCCTGTGCTGTAGATACGCTTGCGCTACGGTCATATGCACGTTTAATATCTGCAAACTGAAAACCTTCTTCATATTCACCCTTTTTATATAAAGGTGAATTTACATCCGTAACTAAACCTAATGTAGACATTGGTCTAGTGATGTATGGAGAGATAACTTTGTTGTTTAGATTAACCGCTGTTCTTAAAAGAATATCTGTAGAACGTTCAGCAGAGTTAATGGCAAACTCATTTAGAGTTCTTAATTTACCCTGTACTATGCTCTTAAGTTCTTTTTCGGTACCTGGTTTAGGTTTATCAATTATAGGCTCTAAAGTTCCAGTTACTAAACCCTCAAAGACATTCTTTACGGGGGTTACAACTTTGTCGGATACAGACTTTGTAAAGTCAGACCACAACGACATTTTTACCTCCCGGTATTACGAATTGGATACATCTTCTCTGTCCCACCTTGTACATCATCACCCGTAATAGAGCGGATAAATTCGTTTCTATCTTCAATAGATTCCCAAGGTTGCATTGCTAAATGAATTGCTATGCCTGCATTTTGATAGCCAAGTGAATTGGCAAATTTATCAATATTATCAAATAGGCTGCCAGGTAACCATCTTGTATTACTCATTGACTACCTAGTAAATAATTAATAAATCTTTTATATGAATCTGGAGTATCTGGTAAATTTGCTGCAGATAACAAAGTCGGAAGATACTTTTGTACAATTGCCTTATTCTCATCTGGTCTAGTATTTGCACTTATGTTTTTAGGTAGTGCATCAGAACCAGGCCCTGGACCAAAATCTACACCTGCAGTGATTGGCTCAGATGGATTATTGGTTGGGTCCATCAATGTACCTAAAGTTTTCCCTTCAGGCATTGCCATGCTTTGTGACTTAGGTGCTGAAGCCATTGGTGCACCTGCTTGTTGCTCCATCAATGCTTTACCTTCCCCATACTTACCACCAGGTATATAGCGTTTTGGTTGTCCATCTTTTGAACCTGCTCCACCTGTTGCTGACACACCCATGTTGTTCTGTGGCGCAGTTGGTCTATTACCGCCACTATTTTGATTGCCAGCCATTATAACTCCTACTTAATTTTCCTAGGTTGTTCTTTTGAAATATATGGACCTGCTGTAAATGCAGTTAGTTTAGATGCAATTTCCATTGCTTCATAAGCATCTGCTCCAGCATACATAGCACCTAAAGCATATGGTGCTCCTGAACCTGCAGCATATACTCCATCTGCAGATTTACTTACTGATAACTCTTCATCAATATCAAATATTTCGCCACCAACAGCCATGATAAATTGAAATCTAGTTTCATCTATATCATCATTAAATCTATAACCATTTTCAATCATACATTTACGTAGAGAAGGCATCGCCTTCGTAATCATAAAATGATATAAATCTTCTCTATCTTGCCTAGTTGGGGTTGGCGGTTCCCAAATATGTTGCGCTATGTCACAAGGTAATGTTTCACCAGAACCTGCAATTAAAAACATTCCATTCTCGGAAATCTTTTTAACTTCAGGATGAGAATAAACTTTGCCATCTGCATCGGTTGTCCGACTATCGGCAACTATAAAGCATTTATCTCTATACTCTAAGCCAATTATTGTTGTCATTGTCCCCTACTTAGTTATCCTCTGGTTACTACTCTTGCTCCGGCTTTACCGCCTGCTGTTAAACTTGAAATTACTGATTGAATATCTGGTGGTGGTGCCATTTCAGGAGAAGCAATAGGACCTTCTACTGGAACGCCTGAGGGAGCAGGGGACGGTTGCTCAACCATAGAGCCAGATGGACCAGCAGAAGGAACTTGTGGCTGAGGTGCTGGCGCAAAGGTTGCTTCAATAGCATCTTCTAATGCTTGACCTTTTTGACGTGCCTTGATTACCGCAGCAATTTTGCGAACAACCTCAGAAGCGTCTTGTCCCTGTGTAGCCATCTGTGGGATTGCTTGAGTATATGCAGTTAGTGAGCCAAGTAGCGCAGTACGCATATCTTCAATTTCAATTTTTTCTAACTCTTGTGTGACGTTAACAGTAAATGGTAACTCACGCATAGCCATATCTTTAGAGATTAACTTACCACCAAGTGCTTGTAACATGAATATAAGTCCTTGGGCTGGGTTAAGACCAGCAAGCATACCATAACGTACATCAGCAGAGTAGTCACCCTTGATGTCTTTGGTTGGCTTGTAAACAATTTCGTATGGAGAACCTGCATCAACACCACGAATTGTTTTTTCTTCTGGGTAAATTAATTCATCAACTTCAAAGCATAGACGGATTATATCACGCAATGCTGCAGCAAAGATTGCTTGGGCTGATTTAACCTGTGTATCAAATGCTCCCATAAGAGCCTGTACACCTTGGCCAGTAACAATAGAAGCGTCGATATTACCAGTACGTCCCTCTGGGTAACGAGCACCGACGCGTAATTCTTGATTTAATAATTGTTGTTCTGTAAATGCACCTTGTGGTAATGTAAGTTCTACACGACGAACACCAGCAGGGTTAGCGGTACGAATAACTGCATCGCCACCCAACTGTAGTTCTTGTACATCTTGTGGAAGTACAATTGGTGCCTGTACTGATTTCTCCGCTGCTTCCATTGCCAATAAGGCAAAACGGTTGCGGAGTAATTGAATTCCAAGTACATCATCAAATTGTCCACGTAACTCATTATCAATAGATGGTTTACGTGCAACAATTACCATCATCTTACCAAGAGGATTCTTGGCTTGTGATAATACTAGGTTATCTTTCGCAGGAATAAAAATTAAAGATTGTTCGTCATCATAGTAACGAATCATTTCAACCTGTGAGTTCAGGTCTTGTTTATATCCGTAGCCACCAAGAAGTTGATATTCAAACTCTGGGAATTGTGCTACAAGTTCACCAAGTGAAAGTGTGTACCGTTTTGCAAATGCAATACAACGACCAAAACGGTCAAACTCTGGATAAGAACCAATTGGATTTTCTACACGGATACGAGGTAACTTAGCGTCATCATCTAACTCAATAATGAATGGAACGAAACCGTAGGTTAGGTACCAGTCCGCACCTGAGTACATCTGTATAGCCAGGTCAGAATGTTGAAAATAATTACTAGCAATACGAGTACGCTTATCAGCAAAAGAACGAGCACGGTCATTGACCTGATTAGCGGCTGAGCAGTTAACCGCCGGAAGAGGAGCCATAACCTCTGAAAGGTCCCTGGCAACGATATCAATAAAATTTGCCACGACATTGGCGTCTACACCTTCTGGAAAAAAGTCAGGATATACTTCAGAGATTTTACCTTTACGTACAGCAAGTACATCTAGGTTGCGAGCATCTCTTTCGCTGTTGCGGTAGCGCATAGATTGAACTCGTGCTGCCACCTGTTCGATTGTTAATGCCATTTATATCCTAACCGTAAGTTTCTTGCCATTGCTCTGCAAAGGCTTCATCTAAATTAAGTGAACTTCTTTGGGCTTTCTGTGCCCTGGTAGCCCATCTATTTGTTTGATACTGTCCTACTCTGCTTGATGTCTGCATAAGTTCTCTGCAACGAATCACAGCAAACCATAAAGCCATCACACAGTCAGTTGGGTTTTTAGTATCAGGCTTCCATGTAATAAGTTGCTGTACTAAAGACTTCAGACCTTCAGAACCTTCGTTAGAAGGTAATTCTATTAAGTTGTTATCTAGGAATCTTCCGTCCCTGGTTGAGCCAAAAAGACTTGCCATAGAGGCCACACCGAAACCAACATCCCATTTATTCTTACCTGTGAAGTGGGAGTTAAGTTGACATCCATAAGATGCCAGATAGTTTCTTAGGTCCGTATCCATAGCGTAGTATTTTTGGTGGGCGTTAATCTCCACCCGGAATTCTTGTGGGTTAAACTTTTCTACCCATTCTCTAATTAGAGCATCTTCTTTTTGAGGGGTAGGGTCAACCATGTTGACGCAATCTAAAACATAAATCTTGCCATCAGAACGATTGTAAGATACTGCTACGAAAGCAGAACGTCCTGTTACTGCTGGGTCAAATCCAATTACTGTGTATGTTGATTGTGAGTTCTTTGGATGTCCAGGTGTGCCTTCCTTAAGTGGTCCGCGCTTTCGCATACCGTTAACACATCCTGCCACAACTGTTGGCGAGAAAATGGAATCTGATTGGACATCCTCTTGTTGGTAGACCATAGCCCAAACAGACGGAGCGACTTCAGACCTTCTAGTAAATAACGAGGGTCCGTCCCACTTGGGATATAACCCTTGTTCGTTAGGTTCATCTACGTCGCCTTCTGCCCTATCCGTCCAAGGCCAAAGTGTTTTCCACTTCTTAGGGTCTTCATCAAACTCTAAAACTGCTGGACATGCAAAGTAGGTAAATGGAGATTTACCACCAGTCCATTGTTCGCCGTCACGAATCATTTTGTATAAATCTATGGGGGCGACACGGGTTCCTACTATAAGCAGTTTTCCGTGCCGTCCCAAACGGGTGATGACTTCTTTTTGAAGCCATTCAATTTGCTTCTCCCATTCATGGGCGTTTGCATTCATCACCACATCGTCTAGGATAATCAGGTCGGCTCTAGCACCATAAATCTGGGAACCAAATCCCAGTGCCTGTACAGTAGGGTCTTTTTCGCCTGAGTCTCTGCCTGCACCTAGATAAATCATATCAGCAGACCAGGTTGGCGAATCTGCTTTGTAACCACCATTAGGTCCAAATGCCATTTGCAACTTGGTCCAGTTAGGATGACTTAATCTTGTCTTTATCGCAGATAGGAACTTACGTGCCATACCTTGCGTCTTTGAGACGATAATAATTCTTACGTTAGGGTCTACAGCAATTCGGTAGGTAACGTAGTTGATGGTAAGTACAGTTGACTTAGCATGCTCTGGTGGTACGTTAATTAAGATACGATTTTCAGCGGCTGGCTCATAGGTCATTGCTGGGTGTTGCCACCTTGGTTGCTTACCTTCTACTAAGTCAATCCATGACTTGTGATGGTCAAATAACTTGGTATCTAAAAACTGTTCTGAGAATTCCTCAAAGGAGATATCTTTTAGATTGGCTAGGTCTGCTTTGACACCTTTGCCTGCTAGGCGTGCTTTGTCAGCCTTATCCTTAAAGTCCGGGTTGGCCATTGACCATTGACGGAAGGTAACATCGTTTCTACCTACAGCCTTCATGGCATCTACCACAGTAGAGCCTTGGGCTAGAAGTTCTAGTACCTGTAGTTGGGCTGCATCCTTAGGGATGTTTTGTACCCCTGGCCTACGACCCACAATTGCCCCCTAAAACGGTAATTTAACGGTACCCATAAACGGGCAGAATATCCCCAATATAATATATAATTATAATATTATTATAGGAGGAGCGGAGTCTTAAACGGAGCGACTCCGTATATTTTATATATACTATAGATAACCTGTTCAAATAGGTAAAACCGAACAGATAGGTAATAATCACGCTCAGAATGAGCGTATATATACCCCCCAATATAATATAACAGTAATTTTTTATGGGACTATATATCTAATAAAGACGCAAAATTTAATAACTCTAGGGTCAAATAGTTAAGTATCTGCCAATAATCTATTGTTATCTATCTATTATTAAACAAATGAGCCAATAGTGAGAAGTTGACTAACCTATAAAGAAAATTAGCGGGGCAATAAA